CCCATGTAATGATTTGTTTATTAGATTGATTTTTTACTGTGATACATAACAACTGTTCTTGTGGGTCTTCAACATCTGGAAAACCTCCTTCACAAGTTGTTTCGATATCAAGTGTAAAGATTTTAATATTGTCTTTATCCCATTCAATCTCAGTCGGATATTCTTGACCGATATATTGATAGTGATATCTTTCTAGGCCATATACTGGCGAATTCTGTGTGGCAATTTCTTTACGAAATCTACGAGCTGCACCAATAGTGGTAAACTCAATAGGTTTTAGAAACTGACCTTGTAGTGTTTTGTAAACTGAGTGTTCTTGTGTCAAACAATATAGAGTAGGACCAAAATCAATCTTGTCTTTATACTCTTTGCCGTTTAAGACACCACGAATAAGAAGTTTACCTTTGTGTTCAATTACATTTTTATAGAAGTTCATCTGTTCTCAATTTCACCGTTACATTATTTAATTCATCATTTAGTTGTATCTGACATGCCAATCTTGACTTGTCTGTATAACCTTTTTCATATTCCAACAACTCTTGTTCTAAAGAGTTCTCTTCTATTTTTAACTGTGGCCATTTTAACATATCTACATAGATATGGCAAGTCGCACATGCACATGAACCACCACAATCAGCAGGTATCTCTGGTAAATCCAGTTCTTTAGCTGCTTCCATGATGGTATAACCAACAGGCATATCAACTGATAGTGTTTCACCACTATCTCTTACAAAATTAACTTTTACCATTTAACCTGGTAATTTAGTTTCAGTTATAAGTCCTGATGGTTTAGTAATTATATTACTTGTATTTGTTTCGTAATTTGTTTTAATGTCATCTTTAGGTTCTGTCATAAAGACAATCTTATCTTTAGCAACCGTTACTGTATCGCTTTTACCAAATGCGTTATACAATGACATCATTAATTGAATGGGTTGACCTGGTCCCTTTTGTTGTGGTATGATTACAAATGGTTTATTTAAACTCACACCTTGGTCGTTTTCTCCTACTTTGGCAATTATATCTTCACCTGTACTCAATCTTAATAACTTCACTTCACTCATATTATCTCCTAATCTAAACTATATTTAGTTGTTATCACATATTTTCTTTGTGGGTTTACCATGACATTTAATCTTTTCATAAATGCACGGTCAAGAAGAATAGGCGTCCTATCTTCTCTATCATCAATGGTAAATTCTACATCTTTGTAGTAACCACCGGCAAATTCTACATCTAGCTTAACGACATATCTTGTTTCATCATAATCTCTTAAGCCACCTACTTTAATTTCTTCTTTACGGACAATATCACTTGTAATAGTTTTATCTAATAGTGTCCATGTAATTTTGTTTCCACTTATTTTAAATTTATCAGCATGTATAACTGGCATGCCTGAATTACCCGTATCAAATTTTGATACTAATTCACCAAAAGGTTTTATGGTCAAAATTTCTTTATAACCACATTCTGTTGGTACTGTATATCTGTTTTCTCCGTTAGCAAAGTGAGTAATAACTTCTTTTGCAATATTCATTTTAGTAGCGTCTTCAATACCCTCTGTACCAGGCGAAGAGTTTACTTCAAGAAAATATGGTGGTTTAGTATCTCTATTCTTACTAGGTATAAAATCAACAGCAGTCCAATATCCACCAACTGCCTTAGCAGCCTTTAAACATTCTTCTATTTCTAATTCTGTTAATGTAATCTTTTTAGGTACTGAACCTTGTGATACATTTGACCTGAAATCTCCTTCGATAACTGGTCTTGCCATAGAGGCCAATACTGTACCACCTAATACATGTACTCTAACATCATATTCAGTTTTAATATATTCTTGTATCAATAGGTCAGCGTCTTCATCTTGTTTATGAATTAACTGTACGATACTATCTAAACCTTTTGGACTGTCAACAAATAATACACCAACACCCTTACTACCTCTTAATGTTTTCATTATAAGAGGAAACTTAAACCCAGCTTCTTCTACTTGTTCGTTAGATTTTTCGGGGTCACTAATTAACTTGGTCATAGGTTGTGTTAAACCATAATCTGCAAGTCTTAATGCTGTTCTATATTTGTCAGCACACATATTAATAGTAGTTCTTGGATTTACTAGAGTTGCATTTGCTCTTTCTAGTATTGATACAAAGTCTAACCAACTATCTTTTCTGGTAACTGAACCACGAACAATAGCAACTGTCATGGCACCAACTTCAAAACCTTTTTTATCATCTTTATTATGAAATCTACGGACACCATCATTATATGTGGTGTACCCACCTGTAAGTTTGAAAAGGTAATGTGGATATTTTAACTTATCACATTCCTCTTGTAACCTATCGGCAGTATGAAATTCTTTGGCACCCTCTGGCTCATCTGTAATGATAAGCAACCTTAAAAAATCTTTAGGGTCCTTTTCTTCCGATAAAAAATCTTTAAACTTTGGTACTAACACTTTCGCCGCTCATCTCTTCTGGTTTTTTGCCTATATTATATTTAGCAGTTAGATTCCACTCTTTCTTTTCTTTGAATGGTAAAACTTTAATTTGTGATAGTGGCGCTTTGTTTTCTACAGCGTCTTTCTTTAAGATATCAATTAAGTTCCAATCTTCTAATAATAGAGCAATTGTATTTCTTCTTTGTATATCGTTTTCTACTAGAGTTGACTTCTTGCCATCTAAAGCAAATAACTCTTTGAAATGTGTGATGTAATATTTACCTTGTTTGTGTAATATATGACATGATTGATATAGTGTTTTATCTTTTCTACTTGCAACACCAATTCTTGTTAGTGTTTCTCTGACTTTAAGAAAATCGTCAGGTTGTTTAATGGTGACCTCTAACATACTATCTAGCGACCAACTTATAACTTCTTCGTTCATTTTTTTCTCCCACCCTTTTCCAAGGACATTCTTATTAATTCAATTTGTTTATCCGAAAGTATGGTGAGAGCCTCTCTTGCTTTTTCATTACTATAGCCATAATACTCCTTAACATACTCTATATTTTTCAACTTGGCTTGATTTAACCATTTGCCACCAAATCGCTTTTTCTTACGGATACTATTTATATAAAAATCAAATTGTACCTTTTTGTCCAGAAAGTGGAACCCATTCATCTCATTAGCAGCTGCTATACAATCGTAATGCATTGATAGACACCTGTTAATAATATAGGGAGAATACTTCTTCTCCCATGTCACATCATCACTATTTAAAAGTGGTTCTTTTGTTTCATTTATTGCTCTTAAATAATCCTTTAATTCATACATAAAATTTAACCTCAATTGGTTCAAAACCTAACTTGTTAACAATATTATAGACGACCTCTGATAATTCATCATCTCGTAAATCATATAACTCTTGTTGGTTCTGACTTAATTTAACTCTTCTATCCTTATATAATTTCTTTACAAGGGCTTCTGCGTCAAAGGTTTGTTGAAGTGTGTGTACTCTTATTTCAGCATAACATCTGAAATCGGTACCAGGTTGGTTTCTTGTTCTCATCACGGCACTTAAATACATTGCCTGTCCTACTTTCATATAAGACCTTGACAATACACCGGTTTCTACATCATTTAAATGAGTTCTTGCAAAGTATAAAACAAATCGTTCTTGACCTCGCTGTTCATACCCTTTACCATCTTTGGTCTGTTGAGTACGATAACCCTCATTCATTCTGTCTTTACAATAAGAAAGATAACCAATACCTTTTTCCATAACAAATCCTTTTTGGAGCGGGTGACAGGATTCGCACCTGCGACCTATTCGTTGGCAACGAATTGCTCTACTACTGAGCTACACCCGCTTATTATCACTTTTTAAATTTACAACTAGCCATAATCTCTGTTAAACAAGCAATCAAATTGATTTCTTGGTCTGCAACAAAGGCTGCCTTGTATTGGTAACCTGCTATGATTAGAACAGATTGTGGAACCGAGGCAGGTTCTAATGACTTACTGCATAGTTCATAGACACTTTTAAATAAAGAAGCAGGTTCTTTATCTAGGTTTTGTACAACCCATTTTCTCATATCGTTCCATGCTTTGTTCTTTAATGCCGTTGCCAGTTCTTTACTACTGGTTTCAGACATAGAGAATAGGATGCCACTATCAATTTTACCTCGTACTGAATACCTTTGAAGTTCATTAATAGTTCTACGAAAATCTGGAAAGTGTTTTTGAATTAACTCTGCCAATACTTTATTGTCATACTCGATTTCTTCTTTTGTAAGAATATCACCAAGTCTTTTTAATAATGCCTTAGCAGATTTTACTTTTTGACCATTTACAATTCTGAAATCAACAACAGTACACCGACTATGCAATGGTTCTATTATCTTATTCTTGAAATTACAGGTAAAAATAAACCTACAATTCTTGTAAAAAGTCTCAATGAAGTTCCTCAAAGCAGGTTGTACGGACTCGGCATTCATATAGTCTGCCTCATCTATAATTACCACCTTGTGGTTTGCTTCTGCCGTTAGAGAAACGGTAGACGCAAAGTTTTTAATCTTGTGTCTTAATGTATCAATTTGACGGCCTTCATCTGAACCGTTGATAACAATATAGTCAACACCTAATTGTTCACATAATGCTTTTGCAACTGTGGTTTTACCAGTACCGGCAGTACCAGATAATAACAGATTAGGTAGTTCTTCTTGTTTTAAGAAACTTTTGAATGTTTCTTTTATATCCTCTGACAGGATACAATCGTCTATGGTTTTAGGACGATACTTCTCAACCCATAAATGGTCTGACATAATTTAATCCTCACTTGTTTCATATTATATATTTATTAAAGATAATATTGAATGACATACTTATTCTTTCATTATCATTTATATTTGTACCTACACTATGTTCTAAAAAACCTGGAAACATCAACATTTTGCCGACATGTGGTTCATAGTAAAAAGGTTTGGAACAATACTCTTTAAATATAGATGAGTATGATTGAATAGTTGGTGTATGAAATTTTATATTACCATCTTCTTCACCGTTTGTTTTGAAGTAATAGACACCCGATATATCGGACATACCATGATTGTGTTTATGAGCATAGTTATTTTGATTTAGTTTTGTAAACCAAGATTGTCTTTTATACTCCACATATGGAAAGTTTATCTCATCACAGACAACTCTTATCTGTGTATCAAGGTGTTTAGCAAACTTATCTAAATTCAACTCTGATATGATATCACTATCAAAATCACCTGCAACCCAATGAGATTGCCAGTTTTCATTAAATGTCCACTCGTAGCCTTGTAAGGATTTACCTATTTCTTCTTGAATACCAAACAGATTTTCGTCTTCTAATTGCGTATAAAAGATAGGTGTTGAAAACGGCCTATCTATATGCATTAAAATTCGCTATCAGGTTCTACTGCAATCCAATATTGAATAGGCATAGACCTATTAATAAAGTGCGAAATCTTTTGTTTAGATATAGCAACATCATAGTCACCAGGTATCAACTTAAAGTTTTCTTTCTTGAAGTAAGCTTTGAATACTTTATCTGTTGCGCCAATTTCCATTTTGTAATCGTTGGTAGACGAATCCTTTTTATCAAGACAGATAAATTGCATTGTTTTACCATCGCCTTCAATTGAAATATCAGGTAGATTTAAGGTAACTGCTACTCTCATAAGTTTATCAAACACTTCTTTTTTCAAAGACAATGTGACTTCTTTATCAGGTAGTGCTATTGTTTTGGTTGGTGATGTTAGTACAGATTTATCAGCAAACATGTATTTCAATTTAGCTTTACCAGCACTATCTTTGATAGTTAGGTTTTGGCCACCATTGAATTGTAAATCTGCTTTATCAAATAGTTCAAGACATCTGATAAAATCTGGTAGTTTGTAAATGCCAAACTCTTGTTCAAAACTTTCTTCGACTTGTGCCTCTGCTAATACATTCTTTTGATTAGAGATGGTCGACAAAGTTTTGCCGGGTTTGAACAAAATGTTTTCGTTGATATCGGCAAAGTTCTTTAGAACACTTACCGTGTTTTTGCTCAGGTTCATTATATAGTTCTCCTTCATAATTTAAATGGAGCGGAATACTTGTACTGCCCAAATTTCTCCTGGTTGGAAACCAAGTGTTTTACTTTTAAACTAATTCCGCATTTGTTCATGTTGTACATTATATAAGAAAGGCGTCCTATTGTCAAGCCTAGGACGCCAATCGTAAAACATTTATTTAATACTAATTGTTCTAGCTTTTTTATGGTCTGGAACAATCTTCTCTAAAGATACCTTTAAAAGTCCGTCTTTTAATTCTGCACCTTTAACTTCAATATCGTCAGCAACAGTAAATGATTTAGAGAAGCTTCTCTTAGCAATGCCTTGGTGTAAAACACCATCATTGTCTTCAACTTCTTTTTCTTCTTTACTCTTTACGCTTTCGATTTTCAAGATATTATCTTCAAAAGATACTGAAACATCTTTCTTACTATATCCAGCTAATGCTACTTCTATATTATATGTTAAAGAACCAGTCTTTACTATATTATATGGTGGATAGTTGTTCGCTGTCAAGTGTGGTAGATGATTAGTCATGCTATCGAAATGTTCGAACATGTCATCAAAACCGACAGTAAACGGTTTTAGTCCAGTAAAAATTGAATGAATTGCTTTGTGATTGGTCATATTAATCTCCTTTGTTAAGCAAGTTATAATTTGATACCTCTAATGAGCGTATCGGTTATATTTATATAGTTATTATTTCTCATATTTCAAGTGGTAGTTTTTCTTTTTAGTGTTTAAAACTACCAAAACATTAACACGCAGCTTAAGTTTTTCAGAGGTTAAAACCAGGCGCAAATGCCAAAAACTCCATTCTGTTCCACTCTCGCTTTCCAGAATTTTGGTGGGCTGAGGTAGGTCTCACCCTCATTATACTAACTTATCTTACTAAGCCTATCACCATAGTGCTACGAAGACCAATGAGCCCGAATAAGTGGTGGTTTTGATTAGCAGACCACCAACTGCTGACTATTAAGAATTTTCATCAAATTCTGGCGTCACCCCTTCCATCGCTGGGGTCTTACGAGTTGCCCCACATCATATTTATATATCAGCACAGGCGATGGGAAACTTTTTAAAATCCTCTAGTCCGTTCTAATTTCTTTTGCTTTTTAATGGTATTCTTAATACCTTGTTTTTTAGCCTCACGCTTTTTCTCTGACGGTTTTGTATAAAAGCTTCTTTCTCTTAACTCTTTTACAATACCCTCTTTCTGTACCTTTCGTTTCAGTACACGCATTGCTTGTTCTAAATTACCGTTTCGAACGGTTACAGTTATACTCATAACTATTGTTTACCTCTTTCTGTGTAAGAAAAAAGGTGGGGGACACTACTCCCCCACCAAGGACTTACACTATGTTTTGATGAATTAGATAACATCTTCGTCATCCGAGGATTCATCACCCTCACCTGTTTGTGAAGCTATGTCTGCTTGTCTCTGCTGTTCAGCAATCTGTTCAGCAGAAGCACCAGCGTCCACTTTCGTGTACAGCTCCATAAACGAGTTCTTTGTGTCATCATCAAATCTGTTAGTACAAACTTCAATGGCTTTTACTTTTTTGCCAAAGATTTTGAACGCC